CTAGGTCGTCACGGCCTGTTCGCAGCCCTGGCACCGTCGGGTGGCGGTGCGCGCGGTGTTGCCGTCGGTGGCCACCGCGGGCTTCTGCGCGCCGATCTGGCTCCACAACGTCGGCTCCGGCGCGGTGATCCAGCCCCATTCCGGCTCGGTCACCTCGGACTCGCTGAGGTGACCACAGGCTCCGGGCAGGTGCGCGTAGCCGCCTGGGGAGATCAGGATGGTGTCCGGCGCGAACGGGCCCCAGTTGTCGAGCCGGAGGAAGCGCTGGCCGGGCCGGGCCTGCGGAACGTGGCAGGCGCAGCCCGCGCCGATCAGCAGTTCGCAGCGCTCGCACCGCTCTTCGGCCGGCTGGTCGCCGGGCTGGTGAGCCGGTTCTGTTCGCGCCGTCATCTATACCTCGTTTGAAGGGGCCTATTTTCACTGTCGGAAGGCCGATATTCCCTCGATCAGGTGACCCTCGACCGTGGTCGATTCGGGGAACCGCGCGCCCGGCTGGCTGTGATGTCTTCACCACGGTAGCGCGGCCCCGCGCAGGTCAGCGTCCGATGAGCACGGAGTCCGGGCCTGGGTCGCTGCGCGGCGCGGGTGGCGGCGGCGAGGCATCCGGGTAGTTCGGCGGGAGCACGCCGACGAAGCGCTGGTCCGGACCGGCCTGGTAGACGACAGTGGTGACCGCCAGGCCCATCGTGCCGTGCGAGTTTGGCAACTCGAGAGTCGCTACCTCGGCGACCCAGCGACCGGCCAGCCACGGGTAGTCCAGCGACCGGTTCGAGGGCGCGTACGGCGCGTACACCCAGGTTTGGACGTACCAGATCAGCGGATCCGCGGGGGTGTCCGGCTTGGTCGGGTCGTCGGGCTGGATGGGTGCCCCGTTGAACACACGGTCGGTGCCGATCCACACCGTCGTGGACTCGAAGCCGGGCAGCCGCTCGGTGACTTCGGCCGGTTTGGCGTCGAACGCGGTCCACAGGGCGTCGTGGACCTCGGATGTCGCCGGGATGCCGCCGCCTCCGGGATCGCCCCGGTCGGCGTAGCCCTTCGGCAGGGTCAGCCGCAGCCCGACCCGGTACGGCCCGTTGTTCTGGTTGTACTCGAACGGCTGGCAGGGGTTCGGCATCGGAATATTCCTTTCGAGGGTCAGGCCACGGGGCCGTTGGGCGGGAAACCGCCGCCGGGCAGGTGCGAAATCGGCTCGGTATAGCCGTTCCACGCGGTGATGTTCTTGCCCAGGCGGCCCAGATAGCAGTACTGGCCCCGAAATTGCTTGGCCAGGTCCGTCTTGACCTCCCACAGCACCGTGCCGAGCTGGCCGTTGCCGGTGAGCTGGGTGACCTTGATGCCGTTGGGATTCACCCCGATGCGGTACCAGTACACCGCCCCGGCCGCCGGGTCGCCGCCGATGACGTTCTTGCCGCCGCCGATCGTCGTCTGCACGCCCTTGTCGAAGGCCCAGAGGAAGGCGAATCCGTTGGTGTCGAACAACATCACGTAGCCGGAGTCCAGCGCGTAGAGCGGGTCCCCCGGTGCGACGGCGCCGGGCGGGTCCTTGAAGCCGTGGTCGGTGGGCACGGCGAACGCGAGTGCCATCCAGCCGTAGGGCTCGGGTGAGGTCATCCCGAAGCCGGGTCCGAAGTCGAGGCTGAAGCTGTTCGTGTCCGGGAACGGCGACAGCTCGCCGTGCAGTACCCAGGCGGTGTTCGAGCCGGATTCGATGATGGACTGCGATCCCATCCAGCAGGCGTCGTAGGTGGAGTAGGACCAGCCGCGGATGGACGGTTTGACGTTGGGCAGGGTGTCGTCGCCGGGTGGCAGAAGTCCGTGGTGGACGGTGCCGTATTGCCAGTCGCCGTGGTATTTGCGGTACTTCCAGCCGACGAGCGCGCCGCGCGAGGCGATGCCGCCGTAGTACTCGGGATCGGCCGAGATCACGCCTTTCGCGCCGACGCCGTTCGCGCCGGGCACCTGCGCGGAGTTGTGCACGATCGCCGAGCGCAGGTAGTGGCGGGAGACGACGAACAGGATGGTGTGCAGCTTCGCGGCGACGTACTTCGCCAGGTTGGCGCGCGGTGCCCGCCAGGACGCGAACACCCAGGTCCACGTCGGTTGCCACTTCGTAGGGTCGTCCGGCGGGTAGGCGTCGATCATCGCCTGGTTCGCCATGTACGGGCCGACGACCATGGCGTTGTCGCTGAACCGCTTGAGGACGTCGGTCGGCGCGGTGCCGCTGTTGGGCGGGATGAACAGCTGGTCGGTGGTGACGATGACGCTGCCGGTGGCGCCGAACGAGGTGATGGTGTCGATGGTGCGTCGGATGAACAGCTCGGTGCGCCAGGCCGGCGTCGCGTGGACGAACGCGCCGCTGCCGTTGACCGCCGGGAAGGTGAGATTGAGCAGCAGGACGACCTTGTTGCCAACGGCACGCAGAACGTCGGCGAGGGTGGTGAGCCCGTACTGGCCGGGTTCGAGGTAGCCGAACCAGCCCGCGATGGGGTCGGTGACGTTGGTCGGCTTCTGCGGGAGCATGAACGCGCCGGGCTTGAGGTTGCCGGTGCGCCACCGCGACAGGTCCTGGTCCTGGACGTGCTGGTCGGCAATGGGTCTGGAGGCGATGTCGTTGAGGCCCTCGACGTTGGTCAGGGTCTCGTAGAACGACACCACCGGTGTCCCGTCGCTGAGGAACCGGACCGGGACCTGGAGGAAGTCGAGGCCGACGGTCTGGCCGTAGATGTAGCTCGACAGCAGGTCGGGTGGTTTGTGCATGAAGCCCGCGCCGAGCGAGCCGCCGATGACGTCCACGGTCAGCGTCTCCAGCGACTTCACCGTCGCTCCGATCCCGCCGCCGCCCGGGTCGCCGCCGCCGGTGACGAGCATGGCCCCGGTGACCGGGTCGAACTCGAGGCCACCGCCGGGCTTGAGGTTCGTCGAGAGCGTCTGGCCGGACCAGGTAAGCCCGCGGCCGATGACGCCGCCGTTGGTCGGGTCGAAGCTGATCTTGTACGGGTTGTTCGCGTCGCCGGTGCCGTCGACGTCGATGCCGAGACCGGGCGTGATCAGGCAGGCGCAGGCCTCGGTGCAGCCGCAGCGGCCCATGGTCAACCTCCGTTTTCCGGGTTGGGCGTGGCGATGACCACGCGGGTGTCGGTGGGGTCGTGGACGGCGACCAGGGAACCGTCCGGGTCGACGTCGAGGCGCCAGCCCGGCGCGACCGGGCCAGGCTCGGGCGCGGCCGCGGTGGTGCGGGCGGCTCGCGCGGCCGCCGGTCCGGCGGTGCCCGGGTCGGGCTGGCTCGGGTTCGGGGCGGGCGCGATCGTGCCGGTGACCCGCGGTGGCGTCGCGGCCGCGCGCTCGGCGAGGCGGGCCGCCTCGCGGGCGGGGTTGAGGGAGCCGACGGGGCCGGTGAGCTTCATCCGCCGGCTCCTGCCGTGAGCGCGGTCGGCGCGCCGGACAGGGTGCTCAGCGGGACGCCGTCGGTGGTGAAGCTGACCTGCACCTGCTCGGAGATGCCGGAGTCGTCCACGGTGCAGGACGCGGCGACCTCGGAGATGACGAACTGGCTCTCGACCGGCGTGCAGAAGCGGTCGAGGCGCACGTTGAGGCGCCGCGCGGGGACGAGGTCGCGGATGGTGATGTTCGCGGTCGGCGACAGCTGCGTCTTGTCCGGCACGATGATCGCCACCGGCGGTGGGTTGCCGTAGCTGGCGACCTGCCGGGCCAGGGAGTCCACCGCTTTCTGGCTGGTGGCGGTCTGGGACTGGACGCCCTTCTCGATCAGGCCGAACTGGGCGTCGACCCCGCCGGCCACGCCGATCGGGGGCAGCGTCTGTCCGGCCGCGGGATTGTTGGCGCCGTCGGTGGTCTGGGCCTGGCCGCCGACGACGATGCCGCGGGTCGCGGCGTCGAGCCCCATCTCCCTGATCTCGAGGTCGCCGATGAAGTCGTCCTGGGTGAGCCGGTACGGCACGTTCGCGCGGGTGTTGGAGATGTGGCGGATCACGATGAACCGGCCGATGGTGAACATGTCGATGCCGTGCTGCAGCAGGTCGCGTATGAGCGTGCCGACGTTCTTCTCGCGGACCCGGACGGCCTGGACCGAGGCGTTGATGCCCGGGGTGCTGTCGACGAGCAGGTACGGGTAGAGGTTCGGGTCGTGCTCGGCGCGGTGTCCGGCGGCACCGTTGAGGTCGAAGCAGTCGGCGAGGATGTGCCAGATCAGGCCGCCGACGTTGGCCTCGCCCCAGCCGCCGGGGTTCTGGCTGGACACCGGCACCCAGTTGTAGGGGACGGGGTTGTAGCGGCGGTCGAACCAGGCGATCATGTCGCGGGCGTTGAAGACGAACCGGTCGCGGAACTCGCTTTTCTGCACGATGGGCCCGCACCAAACCATCTCCGCGTCGCGGAAGATGCACAGCTCGTGCTTCCAGGTGTTGACCTGGCCGAGCTTCCCGCAGACCGCATCGTCGGACAGGCCCTTGGAGACGGTGATCTTGCCTTCGGAGTAGTCGTCGAGCTTGCGGCCCCACTCGACGGCGGTGAGACCGCCGACGCGGGTCCACAGCTGCTTGCCGCCTTGGCGGTAGATCGCGGCGTCGTAGGTCTGTGCGTGTCCCAGCAGCGGCATCAGCAGGTATCCCCTCGCGCGCAGAGGAAAACGTCGAGGGTGGAGTCCGGAGCCCACGAGCTGCGGCTGTCGACGATGACTTCGAGGAACATGCTGGTGTTGCACTCGAAAATCGGCCACGAGTACAGCGAGGACGCCGGTCCGTAGAGGATCGGGTTGGCGATGCGGTTGCCGGTGCACTCGACGACGGCGCTGTTCACGCGGCCGTCGATCGTGAGCGTGGAGTTGCGCGGCAGGTAGGCGATGGTGAACGAGCTGCACACCGCGCACGGGTCGAGCGCGTCGGTCGGCGGGCGGCCCTGCGGGTTGGTGTACCAGCGCACCAGCAGCCGCCGCAGCGGCGTCGCGCCGGTCTGCAGGGTGAGGATCGGGACCTTCTCCAGCCAGTCGGTGAGGTCCGCGCGTTCGATCTTGTAGATGATCCGGTTCGCCTTGGGGTACGGACCGGACGGGTAGCAGGGGTCCTGCGGCGGCACGGGCACGATCGGCGGCGCGGTGTCCTTGCAGCCAGGCAAGGGCATCGCCTGATCGTCCAAACAGGACTGGTCGACGGTCTCCTGTTTCGTCCGGCACGTCGTCCAGTAGCTGTCCGGGTCGTAGTTGACCAGCGTGTCGGCGAAGTACTCGGTCGGCGGCCGCCCTTGACCGCCGAGCGCGCTGGCCACCGGCATCGGCTGCTGGTACCAGAAGGGGACGCCGGCCTTGACGATGAAGTTGACCTCGGCCAGCACGCTGCCGGAGTCCGCGGACCGCCCGGCCGAGAGGTACTTCTTCAGCGTGACCTTCGGACCTTGCAGCACCATGACGTTGAACAGGCGCCGCACCATGTGGTCGCCCAGGGCGACGGGGCCGTAGGTCGGCGGCTCCTCCTCGGCCGTGCACGGCTGCCGCGGTGGTTCCGGGCAGGCGGCGTAGAGCATCAGCTCCTCGCCGACGCGGCACGGCGATCCGCGCAGCGCCGAGGCCAGCCAGGAGATGCCGTAGGACAAGGCGGCTTCGTTCGCGCCGATGGCGACGGTCTTGACCTGGATCTCGCGGGCGTCGCGACGTAGCGGCCCGGACACCGCGCCGTCGCCGATGAGGTTCGTCCAGCGGGTCGTCGACGTCGAGTCCGATGCCCCGATGATCTCCAGGCCGAGGAAGCCGCAGAAGCCCTTCGAGTCGGGGACCGACGGGTCGTACCAGGGTGCGGGGTCGCTGACCTGGTCCATGTAGGGCGGGTCGCTCAGCGACGCGGCGAGGTTCGCGCAGTTGCCGCCCTTGACCGGAATCCCGTACATGGCAGCGTATTGGGCGGTGCGGGCGTTGTTCACCAGCTCGGTGCCGCCCATGCAGATCCAGCCTTCAAACGCCACGATCGACCTCCTCAGACCTGGGTGAGCTGGGCGACGGAGTCGGCGGTCATCCGCGCGACCAGGTACGGATCGGTGGCCTGGGTGGTCATGGTGATCGGGGCGTTCACCGTGACCTGCGACGGCGATGGCGTCGCGAACGGCGCGAACCCGTCGGCGTTCGGGGTGCCGGCCTGCTGACGGGCCAGCTGCAGGTCGACGAACGCCTGCGCGTTGCGCGCGGCCGCGGCCATTTCGGGCGTGCGCAAGGGTTCGGTGATCAGGCTGGTCTCGGTCTTGATCGGGATCGTGAGGTTCGACAGTTCCTTGGTGAAGCCGGAGACTGTGGAGCGCACCGAGCCGAACTCGTCCTGCAGGCCGCGGTTGAGGCCGCCGATGATCGCCTTGCCCTCGGGGACGAGCATGATCTTGTCGTAGTCGAGTGGCCCCTTCAGGGACTTGATTTTGTCGCCGATGCCGGAGATGAAGTCCCACACCGCGCCCGCGGCGGCCTTGATGCCGTTGAGCAGGCCGTTGATGATCGCCTTGCCCGCGCCGAGCAGCAGCGAGCCGAGGTTGCCGAGCCCGGACAGGATCCGATCCGGGATCGATTTGACGAAGCCCCAGATGCCCTCGGCGGCGGACTTCATGCCGTTCACGGCGTTGTTCCAGGCGTTGGAGGCCCACGAGCCGAGCATCGAGCCCAGATTCGCGATGCCGGAGAGGATCCGGCCGGGCAGCCCGGTCACCCAGCTGTAGATCGCGAGCGCGGTCGAGATCGTCGTCGACTTGGCCCATTCCCAGGCGGCCGAGGCCCAGCCTGCGAGCATCGAGCCGAGGTTGGAGATCCCGTTGACGATCATGCCGGGCAGGCCGATGACGAAGTCGACGATCGCGGTCACGCCGGCCACGACGGCGGTCGAGGCCCACTGCCAGGCCGCGGTCAGCGCGTTCCACAGCAGCACGCCGAGCTGGCCGATGATGTAGACCACCTGCATCGGGAACGCGATGATTTCGGCGATGATCCACTGGAGTCCCTGAACGACCGCGTTCAGTCCAAATTGGAGCGCCGAGGTGAACGCGGACCAGAGAATTCCGGGCAGTGAAGCCAAAAATGAGCCGATTTTGCCTGGCAGCGAGGCGAACCAGTCGAGCACCGCGCCGACTCCGGAGGAGATCGACGAGCCCAAATTCGAGAAAAAATCGCCGATGGCGGAGACCGCACCGGAGATCCAGTTCACGGCGGCCTCGACGGCGCCCTTGACCGCGTCCCACAGGCCGATCCAGAAATCGCGGAAGCCTGCGCTGTTGTTCCACAGGTAGATGAAGGCGCTGACCAGCAGGCCGATCACGAGGATGATCACGCCGATCGGGTTGGCGTCCATCGCGATGTTGAGCAGCCACTGGGCCGCGGTCCAGGCCATCACGGCGACCCGGACGGCGACGAGCACGCCGATGATCGCGCCCAGGGCGCCGGCCAGGAAGTTGATCGCGGGCCCGAGCGGGCCGACCACGATGCCGAGGGCGGACAGGACGTCGACGACGGGCCCGAGCACGGCCATGGCCGCGTTGATCGCGCTGGCCAGGGCGCTGCCGAGGATGCCTGCCAGCTGCCCGATCAGGGGCAGCAGGGGCGAGACCGCAACGAGGACGCCGGAGAGGGACTGAGCCAGCTGCAGGAGCCCGGCGGCGAACGCGGGGTTTCCGAAGGCGGCCGACAGCCCGGCGGCGACGGCGGTCAGGCCAGGTCCGAGGGCGGCCAGCGCAGGCCCGAGCAGGGCGATCGCGGAGGCGATACCGGGGCCGATGGCCAGGGCGATGGCGGCGATCTGCGGAGCGATCAAGGCCAGGGAGCCGCCGAAGGCGGTGAAGATCGGACCGAGCTGGCTACCGATCACCGCGAGGGTCTGGAAGATCGTAACGAGCGCCTGCTGGCCCTGGACGCTGCTGAGGAAGGCGTTCGCGGAGGTGAGCAGCTGTCCGAAGGTGCCGACGACGCCGGTGCCCGCGGTCTGCGCGGCGCGGAAGACGGCCTCGATGATGCCGCCGACGCTGGCGACGATCGTCCACAGCTGCTTGAACACGGCGACGGCGTTGTTGATCCAGTTCAGCGCCTGCCCGCTGGCGGCGGCCTGCTGGATCCACTCGCCGAACTGGGTCGCCAGCGAGCCGACGCCGGCCGACAGCTGCTCGATGAGCGGCAGCCCGACACCGGTGAGGTCGCGGAACCCGCGAAGCACCGGTACCAGGGCCGGGGTGACGTTCGAGACGGATTTGCGCAGGGTGGCGAAGACCTGGTCCAGGACGCTGACGGACTGGCTCTCGGTGGCAAAGGCGGCGACCTGCGAGGCGCCCAGGCCGAACTCCGCCGCGACGCTGGACATGCCGGACTTCAGTGGCCCGATGAGCACGGAGGCCAGCTGCTGAATCCGGCCGACCAGAGGCGCGAAGAAGGCGTCCTGCACGCTCGCTTTGAGGCCGTCGATCTCGGGCTTGACCGAGCGCAGGTCCCGGGCGACGGTCTGCGCGGCCGGGGACAGGCTGGCCAGGGACTGCTCGAATTTCTTCGCGTCGCCCGACAGCGCGGCCCCGAAGGCGTCACCGACGCCGGACAGGGCGATGCCCAGGGTGCCCAGCAGCCCGGCGAACACCGCGATCCCGGCCGGGGCAGCGGCCATGATGCCCACTGCCGGCAGCAGCGCGGCGGTGAACTGGATCAGTCCCCCGGCGGCGGCCGCGGCCTGCGCGCCGATGAACGAGAAGACCAGCGCCTTCGCCCCGGCCTGGAAGACCCCGAAGATCTTGCTCAGGGACATCTTGGCGATGTTGTTGGCGACGGCCTGGCGAAACGCGGAGGACCAGTCGGTGCCGGTGTCCTTGCCGGACTTCTCGGCCTCGCCCCCGGCGCCGAGGATTGCCTTGCGAACAGAGGCGGGGAAGCCCTTGCCGTCGGCAACGATGTCGACCGCGGCCTGCGCGATCGAGCCGCCGCTGCCAATGGCCACGGGTCCACTCCCTGTTCGGGGTGGCCCGGCCACGAGGCGCCAGTCGGCCTAGCTGATGTGTCTTGATCGTAACGGGCTGAGCGGGTTTAGCCTGCTCGCGCGCCGATGTTGCTCAGGAAGCCCATGAACGCGGCTTCCTCCTGCTCGTCGAGCCATTCGGGTTCGGCGGACAGGACGCGGCTCTTGCCGCTGATGGTGTCGGCGGGGGCCGGGGCGAACACTTCGGTGTCGAGGCGGCGCAGTTCCGCGGTCTCCTGGCACAGCGCTCTGCGCCAGGCGTAGGAGGCCGCCAGCAGGCGGGGAATCGGCAGCTCAATGGGGTCGAGTCCGACCGTGGCCGCCCAGGAGTCGAACAGCATCCAGTTGCCGTAGGCCCCGCTGGCGAGGCGGCTGGCGGCGTCGATCTCGACGCCAAGCACGTGCGGCAGGACCTGCTCGGCCACCGACTCGAGGTCGTCGATGTCGAAGGTGTCGTCGTTGTCGACCAGGCGGGCGTAGAGGCGGGTGAAGCCGGTGCCGGCCAGGGCGGTCGGGATGGCCTGCCACCAGCAGCCGGGGCGTTTCAGCGTCAGGATCTCCAGCCAGGCACGGGTGCCGAGGACGGGCAGGGTAAACGTCTCGCCGTCGATCTCGAAGTCCAGCGGCTGAGCTGGCGCGGGCGGGCCGTGCTGCTGGCGGAGGGTGAACGGGTTAGTCAACGTCGATGACGCGGCCCGCGGCCGCGGCCCGGCGCGCGGCCCGGTTGCCCTTCGGTGTCCAGCGCGTGATGAGTTCCTGGACGATCTCGGCGAGGTGACCGAGATCGAGTTCGTCGTCGGTGTGGCGCAACCGCTGCGACACCATGAGCTCGTCCTGTTTGAGCAGCGCGGCGTCGAGGAACAGCCCGATCGCCCAGGCCTGCTGGCCGACCGAGGCGCCGGTGGCCATGGAGGCGGCTACGAACAGCAGGATGATGTCCTTCGGCGGCCAGGCCGTGAAGTCGAGATCCAATTCTTCGTGCTTGATGCGGACCGGCTGCCCGGCGAACGGTGTCGCGGTGGGCTCGACGATCACGGGGTCCGGAGTGTGGTGACCGGTCTCGGGCCAGGCGTTCCAGCGGTCGAGGAGGCTGCCGATCATCTCCAGCGTGGCGGCCTGATTCACCGGATCGCCGGGGTACTCCAGTCCGCGGGGGCCGTCGAGGCAGCGATCGAAGAACCGCTTGCGGTCGACCGGGTCCAGCGCGCTGTCGACGAACTGCAAGACCGCCATGGCGCGGTCTCCCTCGGACACGGAGTCGCCGATCACGGTCTGCATGAAGTAAACGACGGCGTCTTTCGGGCGCCGGACGGTGAACTCCTCGCCGCACAGGACGACGGGTACGGCCTGCGCGGTGCGTGTCTTGGCCGGAGTGCTGAAGCTGAGTGTGTCCACGTGACCGCCCTCTGGGTGTGGTTCATCCCGGAATCGCTCGGCGGCCACGTGTCGCCAGTCCCGTGCACCTCGGATCGTAGCCAGAGATCGGGCCGGAAGCGCGAGCGTGCGGGCGGCGGCTGACCTGGTCTTCGTGATCGGTGGTGCGGAAGGTGCGCAAGTAGCTGGCCGTTCACCGGGGAGTCGGCTCACATGGTGACGGCGGAACGGGCTTAGATATGGATCAACCCCGGTGCGATCTGGCGATCGGCCGGGGCTGAATACCACGTTTTGGCACTGCATCAACTAACGGGACACCGCGGCTGGCGAACCGCGTGCCCAAGGAAGGAGGCGCTAAGGGATTCACCCGAAGGAGATCCAGTGAACATCCGACCCGTGAGGCATGTGCTCCACGAGTGACGATAGCGGACGCCCTCGGCCGGCCGCTACGCGCGCCCGTGAGATCACCACCTCAGTGCACGTCACGAGGTAAAAAGCAGTGAGTAACGAGGCCCAAGGGCTCGTCCGGAACGTCGCGATGGCGGCACCGTTGAAACCCGTGCTGATGGCCTACGCCAACTACGCCGACGAGAGCGGCTACACCTGGGCAGGCATCGAGCTGATCGCGTTCGACACCGGCTACGGCAAGACCGCGGTGGTCGACGCCCGCGCCGAGCTGATCGCCGCCGGGTGGCTGGCGACCAAGCGCCGGTTCGGCACGAGCGCCATCACGAGGCTGAACCTGGCCAAGCTCGCCGACGCGGCGGTGGACCGCGGTGACCGGACGAGGATCAAGACGGAGCTGGAGTTCGAGGAGGAAGAATCCGCAGGTGGAGCCCAAAGAACCGCGACGCGGTCAATAGAGCCGACCAGCGGTTCCCGAACAGCCGCGACGCGGTCGTCGAACAACCGCCCTGCGGCTGTAGGAACAACCGCCACGCGGTCGCAATCCATCAGTGACTCGTCAGAGAACTCTTCGATCGAGGGAGCGGAGGGAGATTCCCCGGAGGCGAAACCCGAACCGGCCGCGTGGGCGCTGGAGCTGATCGCGGGGCTCGACTACGGCAGGCACCGGCGGCCGACGAAGCGTCAGGCGGGCGAGCTGGCCGCGCTCCTCGAGGCCGCCGTCGCTGAGCACGGCCAGAGCCGGACGGGGCTTGCCCGGCACTGCCGTGCCGCCGTCAGCGAGGCCACCAAGAACGCCGTGGCGTACCTGCGGGGCGCACTGGAGGGTGATCGTCTGCCGGTGCCGTCGCGGGCCGCCTCGGCGCCTTCTGCGGCCGCGCAGAACGGTGCGGCGGAGGAACCTGCGGCCGCGCCGGTGCGGGACCTCACGGCCGAGGATCTGCTGGCGCGCGGGCTGGATCCGAAGCTGCTGCCGAAGCGGCTTCAGCAGGCCACCACCTGAGCAGCGTCAGCCGGGTGTGTCGCCGGGGTCGTCGTCCTTGCTGAGCAGGGTGGCGATCGCGGCGATCCCGGTCTGGAGCTTCTTGAAGTTGGCCAGGGCCTCGTTGTGCTGCTCGACCTGCGTCTCGCGCAGGGCGTTGAGGGCGGACGTGTGTGCCCGGAGCTCGGCGCGGACCTCGGAGGCGTCCCGGTCGGCGCCCGATGCCAGCACGCGGGCGGCGCCGGCATCGGCGCGGGCGGTCGCCGCGGTTTCGCGGACCGCGCGCATCTCGACTTCCAGGGTGCGCAAGCGCTGCTCGATATCGTCGTTGTCCGGCACGGCGTCGAGTCTATCGAGCCGGTCGAGCGTCAGAATGTGCCGATGGACTCGCTACAGGCTGTGGGTGTGGTTGTGGGCCTGGTCGGCGGCGGCGGGGTGGCAGGCTGGATCGGGCGGGGCTTCTCGAAGGTTGGCTCATTCCGGCAGCACCGGCGAGCTCGTCGGCTGCGCACCTGGCACGGCTACATCGACAAGGGAACCATCGCCAGCTGGTACGTGCGGCTGGTCGAGGAACCCGACACTCCCACCGCCCGAGTGGTCCTGGAGGTGCGCCAGGGCAGCCCGGAGGGCAAACCGGATCTGAACCTCGCGTACGCGATGCGCCAGCGCATCAAGGGGGACGGAATGCTGGCGCGCGTACCTACGCCGTCGGAGTACGAATTCCTGGGAGACCTGCACAAAAAGCACGGCTACGGCCGTGATCCGGACGGCGAGTCGGTTCACTGAACCTGCTTCGGAACGCGCACCGTCGGCTCTCGACACCCGGGATCTACCACTAGGGATCGCCGTCACGATGCAGCAGCGTCCAGGGGCTGCGCCAGGTCGCCGTGGTGTTCCACATGCGGACCGTCACCACCGGCGCGGAGCAGGCGCCGCAGATACCCACGGCGTTGTCGATCCGCATGTCGTCGAGGTCTTGGCCCACGTCGTTGAGCTCGCGCAGGCCGATGCCGTTGCTGACGCCGTCGTCGGCCTGATCTCCATCGGAGCACGCGACGACCATGGCGCCGGGGTGTTCGCACGAGGTCCAGCGGTAGCGCTGCTCCGGCGTGCTCCGGTCGAGATGCAGCTCCACTGCGTCGGTGCTGAGGTGTTCCAGCTCCGGATCGACCAGGTCGGACACGTCCGGTGCCACGCCGGCCTCCTCGACGCGGCCGCGGGCGAGGATCTTGCCGACCCCCCGGCCGCTGAGCCCGGCGCGGGTCGCCAATGCACGCTGGGACGTCTCGCCGGAGGTGTCCTTCCAGCTCGCCGCTTTGCACAGGAGCCGATCGCGGTCCTCGGTGGCGGTCCGCGCGGTCTTCGCGATCGCCTCCAGCTTTGCCAGCTCGCGCGCGCGGACACCGTTTTGGAGTTCGCGCAGGCGGGCGATCATCCCGGGAATGACCACGTAGTTTCCCGGGGTCGTCGGTGTCGCGGCGGCGCGCACGGTCTCGGCGAGGTCGGCCAGTTCCGGGTAGATCGTGTCCTCGGGGGCGATCCGCTCGATCAGGTCGCGTTCCTGGTCCGCGGTGAGCACGGCGTCGTGGATTTCGACTTTCGCCCAGTCCTGGAGCACGGCGAGCTCGTCGGCGATCTGCTGGCGTGCCTGCTGCGCCTTCGGGGACAGGATCTGCACACCGAGTTCGGCGCCGGTCGGAACGTGGAACAGCTCGTCCTCCTCGTCGACGCTGGCGCGAACGGGGACGTTGCTGGTGTCCACGCGCAGCCCGGTGGCCACGACGGCGAACAGCGGCTCCAGCGACTGCACCAGGTCCAGGAACGCGGGGGTGGCGACGACGACCGGAATCGGCCAGCACACGCAGAATGGCGCCTCGGAGAAGTTCTTCCAGGAGTAGTCCCCGGCGGCGAGCCGCACCGCGGCGCTGGCCAGCTTCGGGGAGCCGGTGTTGAGGTACAGGAACGTGGGGTCGGAGCCGTAGGTGCGGCCCTGCTGGTGGAGGTAGTCCGGCCGCAGCTCGCCCACCGGCGGAAGAACGATGTCGACACCTGTCATGGGAACTAAGTTCCCACGCCATTTCGATGAAGTCAACCAGGCGAGAACTCAGTTCCCATTGCACGTCAAGGCCCGGTCATCCGATAGGAACCGGACTGCTCCGGGGGCCCGGAATACGGGAAGGAAGGGGCAACGAGCTCCTGAACCCGCTGGTCAGGTGTTGCTGAGGCGATGCGAGACGGCTGGTAGCGGGTGATCAGGTCGCGGGGACAACGCCGTAGTCCTCGGCGATAGCGCAGACCGCCGTGATGCGCAGGGTTGGCCAGTCGACCTGGGTGGTGCCTGGCTCGCTGGGGCCCCAGTCGTCGGTGCTCGCTGTGATGCGCGCGGCGGTCAGGCCGACCGCGTGCACGTAGAGGGTCAGGCTGGCGCGGTTGATCGGCGCACCGGCCGCGACCAGTTCCTGGTGCACTTCGGCGATGTGCCGGTCCAGAGCCGAGGACAGATGTGGCGCTGACCGCGCGTCAGCGATGTTGGCGCGCGCGACGCCGAGCATCCACGTTTCCAGCGACGGCACGTCCGCCATGCTGCTGGCTCCTTCCAGTCACGACCATCTCCGCCAGGATGACCACTGGGCGGCCAGAGCACCACTCGAAGGGAGCCCCTCCGAATAGGAGGCCATTGCCCTTTCGCGCGCATTTCGCCTGACGTTAATGACGAGCGACGATGCGCCGTCCACAGTGGACTGAAATAGCGCGTTTCCGCAGCTCACACCTTGCCTGTAATGCAAAATGTGATATGATTAAGGGGTAGTTCGGAAGCAACAAAACCCCGCGCCACCTGACTTTTCCGGGCCGGTGACGCGGGGCACGAAAACTCGTCCGCGAAGGAGAGCTTCACCGTGTCAGCTTACGCCGACGCGGCGATGACCCCTGCCCGCACGGCTCCGGCCGGGCCGCAGCTGTCCGCCGCCCTGGTCCCCGCGCTCGCGCGCTGCGGAACCCGCATCACCCGTCCCGACGGCTCGACGATCGTCTGCGGCCTCTACCTCGCCCACCACGCGGCCACCGGCTGGATTCACCTCCACGACCGGTGCGAGGCGTGCGTCCTGGGCCTGCTCGACGGCGAGCGCTGCGAGTGGGACGCCGAACACCGCGAGATGCCCGGTTGTGGCGCGCCCGCGCCGATGACCTGCGACGGCTGCGCCGAGCCGGTCAGCCCGGAACACCAGCTCGACGGCCACGACGGCTGCACCGAGCCCGGCCGCTGCTGCGGCTGCTGCGAGCCCGAACACGACGACGACCCGGACCGCCACTACGAGGCCGCTCGCGACGCCGAGTTCGGGCTCTAGACGTCCCTGGCGGCACGAGCCGTTGGGGCACAAGGGAAAAAGAGAAAGAGGATCACGTGAGCACGAAGACCACACCGCCCGGAGTCGCCGCCGCGTTCGCCGGCGTTCTCGCCGCGTTCCGCGACGCCAAGGACCGGGAGAACGCCGCGGCCGCCGAAGGCCGCCAGCTGCGCAAGGTCGTCGACACGCTCAGCGTCGGGACCTACGGGGATTGGGCACTGTCGCAGAGCGAGCCCAGCGAGATCGTCGATCTCGACGCGGTCAAGGCGATCCTGACCGAGCTCGGCCGCGACGTGCCGATGAAGAGGACCGCGCCGGGCGTGGTCGTCACCCGCATCAGCGGGAACGAGTAGACGGCGGTGCCGCCCCGGCAAGCCCTAGGAAAGTTCGCCCGGGGCGGCACCGCTTTCCATCGAAAACCCCTTGTACGAACAGGAGTTTCGTTTGTCAGCGTACGCCGAAGTGCCTGTGCCGCTCGCGCGGCCACAGAACCCGTACCCGCTGGAGACCTTCACCCCCACCGGGGACGTGGAGCCGCCGTTCATCGTCGTCGAGGGCCCGGAGAAGTCCGGCAAGTCCTTCGACGTCGTCACCGCGACCACCGATCCGCGGATCTCGCACTGCTGGTGGTTCGAGATCGGCGAGAAGCCGTGTGTGTCCGAGTACGCCGGGACCATCCCCGGCGCGAAGGTGGCCATCGTTCGCCACGACGGCACGATCTGGTCGCTGCTGTCGCTGGTCGAGCAGATCAGCGTCCAGGCGCGCGACCTGGTCGACCACGGCTCCGCGCCGATGATCGTCATCGACACCGCCGCCGGGGAATGGGACGCCGTCCGCAACCTCGCCCACGCGCGGACCATGGCCTCGCCGAGCGTGCTGCGCAAGATCGCCGCCAACCCGGCCGCGATCGGCGACTCGCACACGATCTCGTCGTCGACGTGGAACGACGTGATCGACCTGCACTACGAGCTGATCCGGATGCTGCAAGGGTTTCCGGGCATCGCGGTGATGATCACGCGCGGGAAACTCGTCACCGCGTTCGACGACGACGGCAAGGCCATCGCCGGGGAAAAGGTCTACAAGGTCGAGGGCCACAAGAACCTCATCTACGACGCGAGCGCGCACGTGCGGACCTTCCACACCGGCAAGCCGCTGGTGATGTACGCGCGGTCCGCCATCGCGCCCCGCAGGCCGTGGATCGACGACCCGCGCCCGTACGAGGGCCTGCCGCAGCTGGTGTTCGACGCCCTCCAGTACAAGCCGAAGCCGTGGGAGCCGGACCTGGTGGAGCAGGCACACCGCCAGCGCGCCGCCGGGGAGCCGCACCCAGTTCCGACCGACTGGGACAAGGAGTTCGCCGCCGCCAACAGCATCGACCAGCCGAAGGCCCGCAAGGACGCGCTGGGCGAGGTCTGGAAACGCGCCGCCATTGAGCACCAGCGGTTCCGGACCGTTCCGCGCGGGCTGCTCACCCGAATCGCGGCGGCCGGGCACGCGGCCGCCGATGAAGCCGCCAAAGAGTGGGCAACGGCGTGGATCGACGCCCACGCCGAGCAGGCCGACCGTCCGGACGGTGTCCCGCCGGGAGGCGAGCGCCTCGCCGAGCAGGCCGATGCGGCGCCAGTTCCCGCGGCCCCCGAGGTCGACGCCGTCAGCACCACACAGGAAGCAGCCGCCGAATGACCACCGCCACGAAGAAGAAGCGCAAGCGCCGCGTGCCGACCGAGGAGCGCAAGGCCGCGGACGCCAAGATCCGCACCGAGGCGGCCGCCGTGCTCGCCGCCCCCGAGGGCGTCGCGCGGATGATCGAGAAACTGATGCACGCCAAGCTCGGTCCGCGCGTGCTCTCCTACAGCCTGCGCAACCAGGCCCTCGTGATCTCCCAGGCCGAGGACCGGGCAATCCCGCTGTCCGACGTCCGGGGAAGGGGCGAGTGGCGCGCGCTCGGGCGCTGGCCACGCAAGGGCCAGCCCGGACTCCGGATCACCGCCCGCAACGGCAACCGCGAGGACGACGCCGGCACTCCCGCGCTCGACGAGCCGCAGCCCGCGGACCCGGCCGCCGAGGACAACGGTGAGGGCGAGGAGTCGATCGGCTTCCACATGGTCAGCGTGTGGGACCGCTCGATGACCGACGGCGACGAGCTGGAGGAGCCACCACCGGAGGTCCCCGATCCGGCCCGGGTGCTGCTCGACGGACTCACCGAGCAGGTGGAACGACACGAGTACCGCGTCGTCACCGCCGAGCACGACGTCCCGGCGTCGCCGAGCAACGTCGACCACGACGCGAAGACCATCACCGTCATGCCGGAGTGGTCGGCGCGCGACAAGATCCTGACCATCGCGCTGGCGCTCGCGCAGATCCTCACCGACGCCTCCGACCGTGCCGCCGCCCGCAAGGCCGCCCGGCAGAAGGCGGCGGTGACGACGTGAACGGGCGCGACGAGGTGGTGTGGGCCGGGAGCGACCTCGCCGCGCAGGCCCTGCTCACCCGGCGCTTCCAGTTGACCGGCGAACTCGACGGCCTGCTGCGCTACCCGGAGAGCGGCGACGTGGTCTGGCGCGACGGTGCGATGGTGCAGTCGCGGCCGCCGGCCACCGGCGTACGGAAGACCGAGCTGCAGGTGGCGCTCGCCGCCCTCGATGACGAGATCCGCGCGAAGTGCGGACCGGCGCCCGAATGAGCAGATCGACGCCCCGTCCTCGCCGCCGTTGGTGGCGGTGGGGACGGGGCCCCTACCTCGTTCGTGTCGACTACACCAACAAGTCCGCGCAGGTCATCGACCACGCGGGCCGCACCGTCTGGATCTACGGCCCCGGCATCGTCCGGCACACCCTCAACGAGCACCTGCGCCGCGACGGCTGGGTTCTGACCCGGCGCGGTACGTGGACGGTCAGCCCCGTTCCCGACGGGCGCGACCATCCCGTGCGTAAATCCCCGCGAATAAACGGGGTGCGTATCACAGTAAATAAAAGCGCTAATTCGCGGTAAACCTGGCTTCGTGAATGGTGGTCCAATAGGATTTAAATACAAGATCACAACAAAGCAAATCACCGGCAATGCCGCGCGCCCGCTGCACTGATAAAAGATCAGTTTTACCGGCGCGGCATTGCCAGAAAAGGGGAGAAAATGAAGACGCTCGCCGCCATCGGCAACGTTGCCCGCAAGCCCGTGACCTGGCTCGTCACCGTCGTTGCCGCCGCCGAGCTCGCCATCTTCTGGTTCATGGGCGAAGAGATTTGGTCCGCGGTTGTCACCGGTATGCGCACCGCGATCGAGTTCGTCTTCTAGTCGACCTTCTCGCCTCGTGGCGGATTCGCGCGAAGGAATTGCGCGAGTTCGCCACGGGGGCGCAGTTCCCACCACCTCACACAGAAACAACGGGAGTTTTGTCATGCCCGAAAAAGTGATGAATGCCGCGACGCTGGTCAGCCTCCGCGAACGCGCCAACCAGGGACCGGACGGCGACCGCGTGTTTCTCGTCGGCTGCCAGCTCGGTTTCAACGGCGACGCCGTGCGCGACGCCTTCGCCCAGGCCACCCGCGAGGTCGACGCCGAGCTGAAGCCCGGAGAGATGCGCAACGGCCACCGCCACGACACCCGCGTCGCCGACCGGCTGATCGAGCTGGTCAACGGCGCGGAAGCGCAGGAACCGCCGACCGAGTCGGCGCCCGACCCCGACCACGAGTTCCACGTCTGGATGGCGCACGTCAACCAGCTCGCGATCGCCCGCCTCGGGGTGTCCGCCGAAGACCTGCCCGACCAGCTGTGGCGCGACATGTTCGACGACGAGGTGTCGCCGTCCGACGCGCTCGCCACCGCGCTGGAGAACGAAGGCATCAGCCTCTGACCCCCGACCGGCCCCGCCACCACGGCGGGGCCGGTTCTCGTTTACCAGGAAGGACACCATGTCAGGCCACCTCGACAGCTCGCGCGAGCACGTGCGCGACGCCATCCACCAGCTCACCAAGGCCCAGCGAGGCGACAGCAACGACGCCGAGCACGACGCGGGCAACGACCTGATCGACGCCGCCCGCGACCTGCTCAGCAGCACGGCGGTCTACCTCGATCCCGACGAACTGCTCGACGAGCTTCGCCAGCTGTGCGCCGACATCCACGACGGGACGAAGAAGGAGCGCCTACGGGCAGCGTCCCAGTTCGCCGACGTCTTCCCCGACCTCGACGACCTCCTGCGCGGCGGTGCCGCGCGCCCGACCGCCTGGCACCCGTTCGGCACGCCGGCCTCGGCGGTGAGCGCGTGAACGCCGTCGTCGAGCTCGACCAGATCGTCACGCTCATGTGCAGCGAGTGCGGACACCAGGGCCACCAGCACCGGCCCTCGGTCGTCACGCCGTTCAGCCGGGGCATGTGCAACGTGCTGACCTGCGGATGCCGCCGGTACGCACTGCCGCCGGGCAGCCGGGTCATCGGCTACCACCCCTACGAGCCGTCGGTCGGCTGCCGCTACGGCCTCGTCGTGCGCCGATCGACGGCGCGTTCGGCGATCGAGGAGCTGACCGGGAAACCGGACTTCCTCCCGCCGACGCTCATCGACACGCTCCCGACCGTCGACGAGCAGGTGTTCCGCATCGCCGGGCATCACTACCAGCACCGGCCCGCGCTGGACCGGCCCGCCACCGGCACGTTCTTCTACACCAGCTGGGGCGGCGGCGACGTCCATCACGTCCACCTCATTGGTACCTCGCCGGGGGTCTGCATCGGCTGCGTCTGCTGCGGCAACTCCAACCACATCCCCGAAACCGAGCTGCCCGGCATCACCAACGCGCTCGGGCCGCTGCTGCTGTGGACCAACCAGAACGCCTCCGGCGACGACTGGATCGAACTCGTGCCCGTGCCCTCCCCCGCGTCCAGCGCGGCGGACGCCCGGTCCGGCCGCGACGACCCGCCACCGACTCCGGACCGGTACGTCGTGGTGCTGTCGCTGCGCAACCTGCTGACCGCCGAGACGCTGGCGTGAACGAGGTTCCCGTGTCCGGCCGCGGTGCTCGCGGCCGGACACGGCTCCGGTGCGACGGCGGGGACGTGCCGGCCGCCGCGGCGGCCGCGCTCGATCCGTACGTCTTCGCCAGCGACCTCAAGGCCGGGCAGCGGCTCGCCGACCACGGCGCGGACGGCCACGTCGCGGTCCGCGTCGAACGTGGCGAGGACGAGGCCGGGGAGAGCGAGGTGCGGGTGTTCTTCACCGAGGAAGAGGACGAGGAGCCTGCCCGCTACGAGCCGTCCGCGCTGGTCAAGGTGGGTGACTCGGTCCCCGACACACCCATCAATCTCCCCTCGCGTGCCGCAAAGCGTTATATGATTAAGGAGGTAACCGAGATGGGTGAAAGGAGGTGAACATGCTCGACCCAGCAGCCGACCTGATCGAGTTCCTTGAACGCAACGGCGTCGAGCCGTGGACCACGGACAACTACGGGTGCGCCGTACGCCGCGAGGACTGGGCCGGGGATTTCGTCGACGAGATCCGGACGGCGGCCGCCGAGGAGGCGGGCGAAGACGCGGAGCGCTTGGTCGAGCTGCGGACCAAGCTGGATGAGAAGCCGATCAAGACCATCTCGGTGGCCAGGGTCCGCGCAATCATCGATCCGCAGTGAAAGGCACCACACGTGTTCGCAACCTGCTCGTTCCAGGAGTTCAACCCCGCGCTGATGGGAGGGGTGCCCGTTCAGTCCTCGAACGGGTTTCCCCGCCACATCGCGCACACGCTGCCCTACAGCCTCAAGACCGACGGCCTCGTGCACAAGCTGCCACTGACGTTCCCGACTCCCGTCGCGACGATCAAGTGGCCGCGCGAGAAGTTCGTCCCGGCCTACTTCGCGCATCTGGAGGAGGTCGGCGTCGACGCCATCCGCGAGAGCGCGAAACATCTGCGCTCCGCGATCGGCGTCGACGAGAACGCCGTGCTGGTCCTGTTGTGCTTCGAGCAGCTGGCGAAGAAGCCGGGGACCTACTGCCACCGGTCCTTGTTCGCGCAGTGGTGGACGAAGCAGACCGGCGAGGACGTGCCCGAGTACGGCGCCGTCCGGCCGGCAGAAACGCGAGCCGAAGAGCAAGGCCTGTTCTAGCAGCAGGTCCAGACCATCCCACCACCTCACACAGAGCAGAACGGAGAACAGCACCATGCCCAGAGTGGAAGTCGTGGTGTACCGCGCACCTGACGACAAGGGCACGCTGGCCACCACGGCGACGGTGTTCCTCGACGGCGAGCCCGTCGAGGTCGAGCAGACCGTCGTCGACCCCGCCCGGCGCCCCCTCCTCGGCGAGTTCGAGACCGACCGCGACCGGGCCATCGACGCCGCGTCCCCGGCCGCGGGCAAGCAGCTCGCCGAGTTCGGCGAGCACGCCATCGACAGCGGGTACGTCGTGGGCTCGAAGCGCGGCGAGTCGACGTACGGGTGGATCTGCGACGTCGACCACCACCAGATGGAGGGCGTGCACGACTACACCGGATGCACGGGACCGCGGAATATTCCGGACGCGCTGCTCCGCCGACTCGAGGCCGGAGAGGGCCGCGGCTGGCGCACCCTCTATGACCTCGAACGCGACGACGACCGGCCGCTGTCGGAACGGATCGTGCACAGCGGCCGGTACCTCGACTGGTCCGACCTCGACCCCGACCGCGACGACGAGCGCACCGGCCACCCAGAGGTCGAGGCCGACGCCGAGTTCGGGCCGCTGACCGACCTGTCCAAACCCGACAGCGGCGCCGCTGAGATCGAGTACCGCCACGCAGGAGATCGCTGGGTAGCGCTGTAACCAGCCTCTGACCTGCACGAACAACCCCTTGAGAACGGGGCGTCCCTGCCAACTTCGCGTGGCGGGGACGCCCCGTTCTCCATAGCGCCTGTGCCCGTTGGGCAAGCGCCCAGGACGACACCACCCAGCTCCTCATCAGGAAGGACCCGTCATGCCCGAGACCGTCAAGGAGATGCGCGATCAACTCGCCGCCCTCACCCGGCGTCTCGCCCGCGCAGAGACCGCCGAATTCGACAGCCGCTTCGAGGGCCTCCAGGCCGCGGTGCGGAACTTCGCCGAGACCCACGGTGGCCGGACCGAATGGACCGACAGGCACACCGTCGCCGTCGTCATCGCGGAACAGATCACCGTCGAATTCGGCGACGACGAACGCGACGACACCGAAGGGCGGCTCACCATCCACGCCACAGACGAAACGTGGAGCTGCACCTTCCACCACGGCCTCCCCACCGAAGCCGCCCTGCTCGGGCTGATCGCCGGGCAGCTCGACCCCGGCACGGAAGGCAGCCCGCGATGACCACTTCAGCCACCGGGCACCAGCGCTTCAGCGACAACACCGTGCTCCGCGCGGCGCGGGTGGCGGCCGCGATGACGGCGTTCGCCGTCGCCACCGGGCAGGACACCGACACCCCCGACCACGACAGCAACGTCGAACAGCTCGCCGACCTGCTGTGCAACCTGCGCCACCTCGTCGACGCCCTCGGCATCGACTTCGCCGAGATCAACCGCCGCGACCGCAAGGAAGAACCGCTCGACGACGAACCCGCGCCCGAGCCGCCCGACGTGCTCTCGTCGCCCGCGGTGATGACCTCCGTCGCCGACCTCGCCGAGCACGTGGAGTGGTTCCTGAGCCACGTCTCGAACCCCTACAGCAGCCAGATCGACGACTGCGGCCCGGACATGAACGCCCGCCGGGCCGGAACCGCCGCGCGCGGACTCGTCGCCTACGCCCAGATGTGCGGCACCGCCGCCGACCCGCCGGCCAGCGTGCTGGCCGCGTTCTACGCCGACGTGCCCTCGCTGACCGAGCTCCTGGGCCTCGACTACGACCAGGTCGATACCCGCGCCCGGATCAGCTACACCAGCGACCACTACGGAATGTGCGAATAAATAGACGGGTATCACAAAATAAAGGTGCAATAGAAGCGCAATTACTGGCTTATGGATATGCGGTCAAATAAGATTAGTTAATCAGTAAAAAGGCCCCCCAGTGAATTCGAGGTGCAGGAGAGCTATGTCCGAAACATACGCCCGCGGTGACCGAGTCGAGCTGGATCGCTGCGAAGACCCCGACACCCTGCTCAAGCCCGGCGACCAGGGAACCGTCGGCTTCATCGACGACCTCGGCACCGCGCACATCAAGTGGGACAACGGTTCCCGGCTCGGGCTGAACAAGACGCTCGGGGATGAGTTCCACAAGATCCCCGTCCTGGCCGTGGTCAAGCCGTAGAGACCGCCACCGCCGATCACCCTCCAAACCTCCTGGCCCCGCCTTCCGGCGGGGCCAGGCTCATTTCAGCAGGGAGAAAGCATTCATGGCCGCCATTCGCATCCGGCCCGCTCTGAGCGATTCGACTCAGCACGCCCAGCTGATCGGGGAGAAAGTGGTCGAAGCCTGGTACGGCCACCACGGCTCGGGCTACCTGGAGATCCCCGCCGGCGTCGTCGCCGCGCTCGCGTTCGTCGAGCCTCCCTACCAGCTGCGCGACGAGGTCGCCGTCGCGCTGATCAAGCTCACCCCGGCCGAGTTCGCCGACTTCATGCGCCACCAGTGGCGATGGTTCATGACCGGCCGCCCGGACCTGATCAACCGGATCTGGCCGCTGGCCGAGCCGTGGATCCGCGAGGACGGCATGAGCGAGCAGGCCCGCGACGCCGCCAAGCACGCGGCGAACGCCGCGCTGCAGGCCGGTCAGCTCTCCCTCACCGGCGACCCGAACAGGCGGTGCGACACCGATCTTCTCGGGGTGGTGCTGACGCTCCTGCGCCCGAAGAGCGCGTTGCAGGGCCGGGGGCAGTACTACACGCCGGGCCCGGTGCTGGAGATGATGGCGCGCATCCTGGGCGTGCGCGAAGGCGAATCGATCCACGAGCCCACGTGCGGCACGGGCGGCGCGTTCCGGGCCGCGGCCGAAGCGGTCCGCGCCACCGGCGGCGACCCGACCACGTGCCTGTGGGTCGGCGTCGACATCGACCACGTCGCCGTCGCCTGCTGCGCCGTCAACGTGGTGCTCTGGGGCTTGGGCACCAACGTGCTGCTCGGCGTCGGCGACAGCCTGCGCAACGACTGGTGGGACCGGGCGATCGGCGAGCGCCGCGAGACCGTCGAACTAGTCCGGCAGCTGCGCCGCGACGCCGCCATGCTCAAGGCGTTCAGGCTCCTGTCCGACCCTGCCGAGCCACAGGACGAGATGACGTCGGACGCCGAGCCCGAGCCACAGGAACAGCCCCCCAACGAACCGCCGCCGGCATCCGAGCCGGAGCCGGAGCCGGTCGGCGAGACCGCGCCGGACCCCGAGCCCGCCCCGAAGCCCGCGGCGCACGTCGTCACGCCGGTGCCGCTGATCGACCTCGACGCCGAGCAGAAGGACGTGCTCGCCGCCGGGTTCTGGGACCTCGTCGACCTCGTCGTGGAGTCCTGACCAGGCAATTCCCTCACTCAACTAGGAGACTGACCCCATGACGTCCCGCCAGTCGTTCAGCCCCGCAGGGCTGATCCTCACGCGCATCGTCGAGACCACCGAGGGCCTGCGCGCGCTGGGCCTCGATCGCAACGTGGTCCTCGACCTGGCCGCCGTGCTCGCGCACACCCACCTACCCGGCAAGGGCCCGGCCCAGGCCCGCTCGTACCTGGCCGACACCGCCGAGCAGGACAGCGACGCCGCATACCTGGAAGCCGAAGACGCGCTGGTGAAACAGTCCACCGTCGGCATCAACGGCGGCGCCGACTTCACAGCGGCCGACCGCATCCTGCACGGCGGCGGAAAGTCCATGCCGACCAGCAAAAACACTGGGACGGGTACCACATAAACAAATAGCTGTGCGACCATTTAAATGTGGATAATAGCGTCCTTTTCCATTAAGATATAGGTATCAGAAAGAAAGCAAAAACAAAGGAGCAGGAAATGCAGATCACCACCGTTCGCATCGGCTTCATCTTCTCCCAGTACATCACCACCATCACCGACGTGACCGCGAACGGCACCGAGATCACCGTGTCCGCCACCAACTCCAGCGCACCCAAGTCGGTCACCGAGGCAACGGCCACCTACAAGGCCACGCTCGACTTCGCCCGCTGAACCACATTCCTAACCCCGCGCAAGCGAAACCAGAAAGGCACAGAAATGAACGAGCAGCTGACCCGGATCAACAAGCTGATGTCCGAAGTCGTCGGCATCGAAATGACCTACAAGGACCTCGACATCGAAAACCCCGTCGACTACGCGCTGTACGAGATGGCAAGCGAGTTCGACCGCCACTACGAGACCATCAAGCTGCGCGCGAGCCAGATCATCTCCGACCTGCAGAAGGTGCTGGGCGGCGAGACGCCATCGAAGATCATGAGCTGCTCCACCGGCCGCGACTACGAAACGGCGGTGGCGGCGATCGAGGCACTGCGCAAGCCGCTCCACATGGCAGCGGGGCTGTACAAGCGGGCGCACAACCTCACCCCGGCCGCGGTCTGAGCCGGACAGAGCCGAGGACGACGGGAGCAATGAACATGGGCAGGTTCGACGCGCAGATCGCGCAGATCCGCAAGGACATCGCACAGTACGGCCGGGGGGTTGCCTACCTGACCTTCGACGGCCGCGAGTGGAACTCCCAGGTCTTCGAGATCGAGGACGACGGCTCCCTGTTCTGCAAGGAGTACTCGGGCAGCGAGTTCACCGTCAGCCTCGATGAGCTCGACGACCTGCACGTGGACGGCGTCGCACCGGAGCCGCCCGCGCCGGTGGAGCCGACCGGTCCGCGGCCCTTCACCGTGACCGCGAAGCTCGGCGCGGGCGGGGGGATCGAGGGCGGCATCGCGCCGTTCGCCGTCGACCTGGCCGGCCTGCCGCGCGTCGGGAACGCGGTATGGGTGGAGGACGAGCACACCGTCTACGCCGAGGTCATCGCCGCGAACGCCCGGGAGGCAACGGACCGGGCGTTCGCGTCCGAGGACTTCGTGACGATGATCGCCGAGCGGCTGAGTGCCTGACCTCCCACGACTCCCAGGAAGGGACCCCTGATGACGACCAGCGGCAAGAGCGCCGTGAAGAAGAACGAGGCCAACGACTCCCGCCGCAAGCGCGCGCTCGCCGTGCGGGTCGCCCGCAAGCTCAAGGCGTGGCGGAAGCAGAGATGACGAGCACCCGGTACGTGTTCGAGCGGGGCGAGGTCGTCGACTACCACGGCTCGCACGCCGCCGAGCACGGCGAGAAGATCGTTCTCGACCAGGGCGAGGGCGGGCGGCTCACGCTGGCGGATCGTCACTACCAGTCGTACCTCATCCGCCGCGTGAGCTGCATGAGCGTCACCGCGATCGGAGAGACGGTGCTGCTGTGCGAGTGCGACCACGAGTACGAGCAGGTGCTGCGTGACACCCCCGGCCGATGCGGGGTCGTCAGCTGCCGCTGCACAACGCACGTCGCCCCGGTCATCCCCCAAATCAGCTGATCGGAGTTCGTCCGCCATGGCCGATCTCAGGCCCGTTTTCGATCGGTTCCGGCCGCTGTCCTCGCCGAACGGCTGCCGTTTCTGCGGCATCGACCAGCAGCAGCACGCCACGCGGTGGACGCCCGGTCCCGGCCTGCACACGTTCACCGAACCGACCAATGCCCAACGCAAGACGCGGATGCTCGCCCGCCGGGTAGCCAACCAGTGAAGGAGTGCTCCACCGTGGCAGACATCTGGCTGTTCAGTGCAGCCGAGGACGACGTCGTCGACGAGAAGATGCCGTTCAGCATGGCGGTCAAGGCCCGTGCGTGCGGTCTGCCCGTCAACCGCGCGGCGTGGACCATCGGCGGCCTGCCGATCCGCGGCGGCCGGATCACCGTCGAGGAGCACGGCACGAGGCTGCGCATTCTCGTAACCGCCGCCGACGAGCGGACCACCACCTTCGACAAGCCGCGCCGCTGGATGCGCCGCGTCCTCGACCTGACGAACTACCTGGTCGTGCACAACATCGCCGACCTGGCCACCGAGTAGGAGACGATCGTGCCCGCTGCCCGCCTCACGCGCGCCCAGGTCGTCGTCAACTGCGGTGTCGGCGCGGGCCTCGCCCTGCTGTTCCTCGGCGTGGCCGTGCCGCCGGTTGCTGCCGCGGGCTTCCTGCTCGCCCTCGTCTCGACCGTCGCGATGGCTGTGCAGCTGCCCGCCCGACTGCGGGCCCGTCGCCCGGCGATCCGGCCCGTACGCCGGCCGACGACGGCGCGGCCACCGGACCTCGCCTCGCGCGCCGCCGCGCACAGCGACGACTACGACCCCGACGTCATCACCGAGAACCCGGCCACCGGCTTCTCGACCTGGACATGCGCCTGCGGCGCTGCCGCCACCGGCGGCTACCTCAGCCCGGAGTTCGCCCGGAAGTCGTTCCTGAAGCACAAGTACGACGTTCCCTGGCCGAACCCGAACCCGAACCCCTGACCGCTCAAGGCCGGGGAAACAGCGATGCTTGCCGACCGAACTCGTACGCCCGGTCGAACAGGGCAAGACTCAGCTCGCCATTGCCGGGGTCGTCCCGACCGAGCGCGGCCTGCAACTGCATTGCCTGATCGGCCACCTCCCGATAGGTCTCCGGGGAGGGGGTTCGTGCGGCGAGGGAGTGCGCCTCGAGGTAGCGCTTGATGCGGGTCTGGACGTTCGGGTCTGGGTGCTCGCGCGGCAGCATGTTCGGGATGTCGAGCGGGGTCTGCTCGCGGTCGGGCGCGACGGGCAGGGAGCCGAAGGGTTTGATGGCTGCGGGGTTCCCGGCGATCAGGCTGTTGTTCGGGTAGTGCCCGGGGCGCACGACGGCACCCGCAGCCACCATGCAGTACGCCCCAATCCAGGCTCCGGCGAGGATGGTGGCGCCGGTGCTGATCACGCTGCCCCGCCCGATGGTGACCGTGCTCTTCCGCAGCGGAATCTGCAGGCCCACCGCGACGTCGGGCTGATCGTGGCGATGGTGGTGATCCACGATCAAGACCCGAGACGCGGTCCAGACGTCCTCGCCCAGTTCCACCCGGCCCAGCGCGAGGATTTCGGTACCGCGGCCCAGGACGCACCGGTCGCCGAGCACGATCCGCGGATCGCCGGTCCCGGTGCCGCCCGGCAGGTCGGCGGACAGGGTGACCTGCTCGTTGACGACGCAGCCCGCGCCGATCCGGATCCGGCCGGGGTTCTCCAGCACGCCCTGCGGGAACGCCAGGTAAGAGCCCTCGCCCAGCCCAGCGAACTGTGCCGCTTCCGGTGAGTCCGCGGTGATCGCGGCTCCCATCCGCGCCCACCGCCACCACTCCCGCGCGGCCGCGCCATCATGCTCAAGCACGGCAGCGCCTTTCCCCAACGTCGGCGGCTGAGACGAGCTCGGAGTATCGGCTAGTCATAGGTCCATGCCGCCCGCCAGGATGCGGTATCCGGTGGCCTGGCCGCCGGTCGTGGTCAGCACAACCGCGGCAGCCTGGGCGAGCCGGGCCTGTACGTCGGCGAGCCTGACGTACAGGTCGGCCTCCTCCGGTGCGCCGTCCTCGAGTTTTTGGACGGCGGTCAGCGCGTACTTCTGGGCCAAACGGAAGCTGGTTTCACCTTCACCACTCATGCCGCGAGGCTAGCGGGGGTCACGGCGCAGTAAGGATGCCGACACGAGCTGCGACAATGGCGGCCAGGCACTCGACGTCCGGTAGAGAGGATCAACGTGGTCGACAACGACACAGCGAACCAAAGCGCTCCGGGCTGGTACGCCTGGCACGAGATCAACAAGGGGTACAGCGACGCAGCTGCGATGGTCGCCGCGAAGCGCCCGAAATGGGCGCTGGCTCTGACGTGTCTCCCGGTCGGCGTGGTCTTGGGGCTGTTATCCGTGCTCGGTGTACAGCTGCTGTGGATCGTCGTCGCTTTTGTCTTGATCTACGTGTCCATAGCCGGTGCACACGCGTACGGCCGTGCGAAGGGGCAGGAGCTGCTGGTGCAGTTCTGGCGCGAAAAGCTCGACGCTGGCGACCCCAACAAGCGGTTCGCCGACGACGACCCCGCCCAGCGTGTGGAACTCATGGCCGCCATGGACGACCTGACCCGGCCGCTCACCGATGAGGAACGCGCGCGGGCCGCGGAACGACGGTCGAAGACCGACTGATTCAGAAATCGGGTCAGAACGCGATGTTGCCGTGGACGTCGCCGCCGTGCTGGACGACGGTGCCGGTGACGTTGCCGGAGATGCTGTTGCGGATGCCGCCGTTCAGACCTGCCTTGACCAGCGCGAATGCTGCTTCCTCGCGGGTCATGCCATGCCGGATGGCGTACTGGTCGACTTGGGCATTCAGCGGTCCGAGGTCGATGGTGACGGTCGTGTCGTCGTTGCTCAT